CCATTTTGCACGATTGATTGCTTGACGGGCTTCGTTAGCACGACCATCAGTAACCTCACCGTATTCGGTGCAAATCATTTCTTGTGCATCAGACAACATACCTGCTGCGATCATTACAGGACCCGATAATTTGAAAGTAATGCTGTCCTCAACCGATTCACGCAATTGTTGCTCTGTGCAACCGTACATAGAAACTTGACGAATTTCCTGAGTAGTCAAACCTTGAAATGCTGTAGTCATTTTTCGCTCCTTGTTATTCACTATACCCATAGTATAACACCAACCGGATTTATTGTCAACCAAAATCAGTATTCAGCAACAATATTTCCTGTTGCATCTATGTTAACAAAAAGTTTGTCAATTTTAGCAATGTTGTAATTATTGCAAGTATATGTAAATTGATAACAAAAGTCACCATTATTAGTAATACCTACAAACTTGCAGGTTTTTGCTTTTTCAAATCCAGTGTAGCCCGAATAGACCAATATAGAGTTAAGTTGGTCAGCAGTTAATGTTGATAGTTTAGTAACTTTTTCAGCAGTTATCATTATGATAACTCCTCATCAAATGTGTAGCTAAGTTGATAACCTTTGGCTTCGTACTCGTCACCAATCGCAATTAGCATTTCAGTAATTTCAGCCATCGTAGCAGTAGGATGCATATCTTGCAACACAGCGGAAGAAGTGATCATAAAGTCACCGTTTGGCTTGCTAGCATTGAGATTGATAAACATATTAGCTCCTTGTTATTGACTATACAGACATTATATGCCCAAATGGATTTATTGTCAACCAAAAAAATAGCCCCTGTTGGGGCTATGTTTGTTGCAAATTTAGCAATTATTTTTTGCTATTATTGGATGCTTGATTTACGAATGCATACATTTTTTCTGCATTCTCAAGGATCTGCTCTAGGCCTGGAAAAGTAGGCATCTCAATTTTATTGATGATCTGTCCTGTCTTTTCATCACGCTTTGCAGTGACTTCCCATCCTGAATACTTCATATGAAAGTCTTGCATTGCAAGGTCTTTAGCCATTGCTAGAATATCGGTACGGATTTCGTAACCGTTCTTGTTGAATTTGACTTCTGGTAGTTTTGGTAGTTCGTTCATTTTGTCTCTCCGTAAAATTTAAAATGTTCATTTGCAAGTTTTCTTTCATATTCTACTGTATAAGCCTCAACATCTGCAAGAGATTTTGGGTCTTTACTAATAATATATGCTTCTAACTTTGATCCGTAGTGATTAGATACCATAGCCGAAGTTATGGACTTTACCCAATTCAAACAAGGCATAATTATTCTGCCTTTGATTTAGTAGTTTGTGGAAAATAAGTTTTGCACATAGAATCAACACTATGTTTTGCAATAGTGGTTGTATTTTGTGCAATCATCTTAGCAAAAACAGTTTGTGCATCTAAAAAGGTATGTGCTGCTTTATTTAAAACTGGATCTGTAATAACTTTATCAGTTAAATTAGATTTAGTGTGTTGAAGTGCATCGATATAAAAATTTGCTGTGTAGAAATCTTTAAATGCGTTTTGGTCGAACATATTGAAATTAAACATATTTTTCTCCTTGTGTGTGTATGTTTAAGGTTTTTACAGAACCTCATAACTGTAAAACTATTTATCTGGGTATTATTTTTTAGACTTTTTCTCAGATTTTTTGGCTGGTTTTTCTTGTGCTTTGCTATGGTCTTTCTTTTTAGCAAGCATTAGATTACCCTTTTTAACTGGTGTTGCCGGTGCGTCTGCTGCAAATGCTGGTGGTATTGTTAGTGCTGAAACTAGTGCTAATATTAATAAGTAATTCATCGTCCTCTCCCTGTTTTTCTCATTGTGTTTGCCCCACCAAACCCCTTGTTTGGTTTTGGAGTTTTGTTTTGCTGCTGATTAGGAAAAGTATTATTTTTCTTTACAGCATTAGCTATATTTATAAATGGGTTCTTGCTTTTCTTTTCTTCAGTCATAAATCCTCCCACTGTTATTTACGTCTTAACTGACTGTGCCTTAAATATTCGTATATATCACCATAAAGATTAATCATCATGGCTACTTTACTGTCATATATGTTTATATATGGTTCGTTTGGTTTATGTCGTCCTATGTAGTATGGGCACGATACTTTAAGACTTAAATCAAGCATTAGATTCTGATAACTATAGATAGGTTCTTTATCTGTAATTTTTTGTATTCTGAACGGAAATTCAAAACTCTCAATATCTGCTCGTTTAAAAAATGAATCACCTACGTCTGTTAATCTAAGTCCACCTTCATTTCTTATGTCAAGCCAAAATGTTTTCATGGCTGTATCTAAATCAACATTTGACCCCGGTGATTGTTCAAGGATTGCTTTGGTAATTCGTCTTTTTATAGAATCTCTAGTCATCTGGATAAACCTTGGTACCAGAGTTCATGAAAACGACTTTAAATTGTTGATTAAGTTTGCGACACAAATTACGTGCATGACCCGGATTACTGAAACTTGTCTTTTTGTATTTTGGTACGCTTTCCGCGTCTAAGTAATGTTGACTTTTGAGGTTGATCGGTTGCCCATCATAAAAAACTGCCCATATTCCAGCAGCCTCTACGATCTGATCGTTTTTGTAAGTAGTCTTATCTACTATTTCTAGTATTACTTTAGGTTGAGTTCTTCCCATTAAGTTACCATTTTTCACCCTTCATCTCTACCTGAACGACCTCATTTGTTTTTTGCGTTGTATTTGTCTCACGCTGATCAAGCAAAAGTTTGGTAATTTCATCACGCAATGCGCGGGCATCAGATATAGGCAGGACAACATCCCTTCCTTGTTTACCTTCCATACTAGCAATCTTGTCTATAAAACGTTTAATATGGATCATAGTGTATTTATCGCATTTTCTGCTTCGGTTTTGGTCATATATGGACCAGAGCATTCGTAGCGTTGTACAAAAATATACTTAGGGCACAGTACAGGAACAAACTCTGATCCTTGCTTTAGTGCGTACCACCCTGCAGCATAATAACATTTGCTTTTGGTTGTTTTTGTAAAAAGATGAATTTTTCTTTTTACGTCCAAAACAGAATTGAAAACCTTACCTGTAGTTGGATAATGTTCGTACGGGTTAGGATTCTTCTTGTCTACTTTTTTAAAGTTAACAAATTCAATCTGTTCTTTATTAGCGATTGTTTTAGTACTGGGATACTCTCTTTTTGTATCGCCCAATTTAACTTGAAATCCAGATCCATTGGCTAGGACATTACCGACTTTTTTCTCGCCATCAGTAACGATCCAAAACTGATCTTTTACTACTGGTTTAGCAATTAGATTCATATTTCACCTCTCTGTGTAAGTATAACTGTGTTGTATCATATTTACAACTATTTTGGTTAATCAAATTTAAGTTTATAGAATGGAATGTATTTTTCGGTGTAGATTATAATGTCAAGTTTAGTGCCGCCAAAGAAGTCCCAATCTATTCCCCGTTCTCCTAAATTTCTACGACACCATTTGATGTGGTCAATTCTTTCTTGGGATGTTTCCACTACTACTCTATGTGTGTATGTTTGTTTTCTCATAAATCTTTTTCAAAAATTCCCCAACCCAATTTTGTTTCAGGTGTAACTTTATTGTATCTTACTAGAAGATAACCGTTATCATCAAACCTACTATCCCAACGTGCATAATCTTCATTGTATAACTGTTTTTTAATATGCCACAAATAACTGCTAGGAAATTCTGTTGGTTTCCAACTATTCATTGGATTTAATGTGTTATCGTTTTCGTCTTTAGTCAATAGAAAAACCAAATATGCTTTTTCTAAGTCATCCTTTTTAACAGGTGTGAAGGTTGCCCGATCGTACAATGTTTCGTATCTATCAACTTTTGCCGTTGCCTTCGTTTTGATTTTATTAAAATCGTACTCGCGGATAAAAATTTTTCTTCGTAAAAGTTTCATGACCATCTTAAGGTAAAAAATACTAAATCTCGTTCGTGTTTGAAATAATATGTGGCTGTACCATAAACTAAAACCATATCCCACAATGGATTAGGCTGCTGAGTATAACCCCCGTCGCCAATGTGGTCATTACACCACTGCATAATTTCATTGTGCATGTGGTACTTTTCTTTACCAATGATTGTCTTATAAGTCATGACCACCTTAAGATAAACCATTCTAAATCTTCTTTATCCCTAAAGAAAAATCTTTTGGTACTTACATTCCATCTTTTATAATCGTCACCGTATTGTTCGTTAGCCCAGTTAATCATATCTACCCAAAGAGGATAATCACCAAATGTTTGTCTGCCGTCTACCTCTATAGAATAGTATGCATCACCTTCTTTACTAACATACTTACCTTCATCAATATTTAATTTCATAATATTAAAGTTGCTAATACAGCATCCTCATGTTTATAAAAATTAATTTCAAGATAGTTTTCAGAAAAGCTTGTTACATACCTGCCACCAGGTAAACCAAACTTTTCTAAAAGTTCAATACACTTTTCATCCCATGCAGATATATTATCGCCGTTCTTCCAGTATATTTTAATTGGATATGTCATAACCATAACAATGAAAAATGTATAAATTTTTTCTCGTCTTTGAATGTAATACTTTGGTCTATGAAATTATAAACTGCATTGTACTCTGTGGTTATCCAATTGCTGAAAGTGTTACAGGGAACGTAGTCATTATCAGCCCAATGTACATTGTCGTAATAATATTCTCGTAAATTATTGCAGATTTTGGGGTCTGTTATTTTCATAGATACTTTAATTCATACATAATTGCATCAGTTTGATTGAGAAAATAAATTTCTAGCATATAAGATAGTTGGTATGACATTGTTGACCCATCCATTAGTATTTCATCATGAGAAACTTTGGCTCCAATGATGGACTTGCAATTTTGCATAGCCTCATTAAATATTTGATCAATCTCATCTAATTCGGCAATGTTGCGAATATTTACAGAATACATTAAACTAATCGATCAATATTATTGTAACCAAAAAGATAGGAATTCAATCTTCCAGTAGAATCATAAACGGTAACAGAATAGGTTTCTACTCTCCTTGTAGAATTACCTTCAGGATAACTTGTTTCAGTCACAACTGTGTTTTTAATGCTTGTACCATCAATAGCAGGAACTGCTCGTATTTTAAATACCTCTTGTACGTTGCTGATAGGAAATGGGAAAGGTGTTTCAATCATCTTGTATAACGTTTTACATGATGCCAAAGTTTCTTTTCTACTTTTGTTCCAGGATCGCCGCCGATGTTTAATCGTAGATCAGGAGAAACCCCCTTAACATTTTGTTCTATAAAGTTTGCAATTTTACTACTAGTAGTAACGATAAGACAGTCACCTGCTTCGTTGCACACAATATATTGTCTCATCCCATCAAATTCACGAATAAAAAGCATTAAACATAGGTACTCCTCAAAGTATTTATGTCACCGTTTTAGCTCATCCAATACCAACTTTTTAGCCCGTTCATTCAATATAATTTCTTCTGCGGTAGAAATCTCTTTGGCATGATTATGTATCCATTCAAGTATTTCTTGTTTACCTTCTTCAGTAAAATAACAGTATTCTTTTCCGATAGAACTAAATCGGTATAGTTTAGGATTTTTAGTTATTTCAACCAATCCTCCATATAAACTGTCCTTCAATGTTTCTCTGCGCATATAATCATACCTCAGTTTTAATTTATTAAACAACCTGCGTATGGCGAGTTTAACCATTTTGCGTAAGCCTCCGCTTGTTCACTGATTTTAGTAAGTTCATACTTACCACAGAATTTCATAAAGTGTACACCAACTTGCGGTGTTGTAGTTGTACGGACACTTGCACGAATTGCAGCATCAACCTTATCTTTTATTTCTTGAGGCTGTGCATTAAGATCAATCAATGTACGATTGCGTTCGTAGTCATCCTTAACACGGTGTTCAACACCTTCGTGATCAGTCCAGCGCTGGAGTAGTAGATTGTTCCACGCATAGCCTTGTTTGGTGCGATCTTCATATGCTTCAATCAGACCAACTTTGTTTTTACTACCTTTTGTTCTTACGCCCGGATATGCACTAAACACATTGTCACTTGCGTCACCGCGCATACATTTCTCAAATAGAAGAAACTGTGGGTCACCTAACAATTTAGGCTCCTTAGTTTTCTTGTCTACAACTTGACGCCCCTTATCGTCAAAGAATCCTTCGGGGGTGATGAGTTGATTGGTGATTCCATTATATTGGAAACAGTTATTAGATATGAGCTGGTAATAATCAGTATCGCTGCTAATAATATATATTTGATCATTTGGATGTAAGTTAATGAAACGTGCAATGATATCATCAGCCTCGGCATTTTCATGACGAATAACTGATACGTTGGTTTTTTCTTTAAGATACGTAGTAAACTTTTCATACGTGTCCCAAAAAAGTTCGTTTTCTTCTTTTTCTGCTTCTGTCATTGCTTGTTGTGCTACTGCACGATTAGCTTTATAAGGCTTGTAGAAGTCCTTACGAAAGCTGCGACCTTCTAGTGCGAACACTGTGTGATCAATACCAAATTTACGTGCAATTTGATTTACACTAGCAAGTGACAAATGTAATGCCATCCCAATCTTGCCCCAGGCATCTGTATTGCGACTTGCAATATGACGGGCACGAAAGAAAGTATTAGCAGTGTCTATGAGTGCGTATTTTTTCATAATGTAATTATATCAGCATGTTGATTAATTGTCAAACTTTAAAAGCCCTCAAGATATTTTTCAGGATCCTGCCACACTTTTTCCATAAATTCAGTTAGTTTTACTTTATTGCTATACAAAGGAAAGTAACAATCCTTTACCCAATAAAATCCACTAATGTAACTTGATTCATTTTTATACCATTCAAGTATGCCCTCTTTTGTTAGAATTGGAAGACCTTTAGGGGATTTATCATACATTAGGTATTCTGATTTTTCTTTAGCAAATTTCTGTCTGTAATGATAAAAGTGAGCTTTTCCTTCCCATTCAAAATCCAACATTTTTTCATTAAGACCTGCAAGATGAGTACATATACCATAAATTGTAAGAAGGTTACCTCCTTTGCTATAATTAGCCATGCGACTATCCTCACTAGTCATATGACCTACTTTCCAGGAGGTAATTTTACCTTCATATTTGCCAAAATAAAGATGAGTTCTCACTATTCGCTACTTTCATCGCCTCGGATCAACGATTTCAAACTTTCACTAATCTCTTTACCGTCTTGACTAAGATAGTCAAATAAAGTTTCCCCGCGTTTAGTAAACTTTTCTTTTAAGAAAGTTAGGCGTAAGTCTTTAAATTTTCCCCCAGCTTCTTGATACGCAAACAATAGTAGGGCAAGTGAAGCATCATCGGGAATACTTATTTTTTTATCAGCATCATCTGGGTGAGTGGATTTGAACCAAAGAGGATAAGTTTTTTGTGTGAACTTTTTCCAACCTGCGGGACTTCCAGCAGTGTGTCTAATAAAACTACCTAGCTCCTTAACAAATGCATAAACGTGTCTATTATCCAATGATGCATCTTTCTTAATCTTGTCTCTTAGTAACAGCATTGGATCAACTTCAAACGGGTCCATAGGCTTATCATCCCAAAGCATTTGATGGAGTCTAGCGATCCAGCGCACATCTTCAGGCTTTTTATCTTCAATCAAATGAACATCAATAAATGCACCGGGCATTTTTTTAATGTCCTCAGGACTGTCTTTATGGATAGGAGTAATACCAAATTCTTCTAAAATTTCTTGTAATTCAAGACAATCTTGCCAAAGTTCAATATCAGCATTATCTTGTCTTGCGCCTAATACATAATTTTTCCATTTATCAAAATAAGCAAGTTCAAGCTTATCCTCACCGTTAATACCTAAGAAAACTTCTCTAGCAAATGTAAAATCATCGCATTCAACTACCATGCATCTAACTTTGATATCTTCCCAATTTTTTTTATCTACTTCTTTAATAAGACCTAAACGGGCGCGGATACCTTGGGTAGCAGCAGTATGCTGACCATCAACGATATAATAATATACCTTACCGTTAAATTTTATTTTTAATACGATTGGAGTCTGCACCTTTAGTCTATTATATTTTTCCTGAATTTTTCTCAGGTGTCTTTTACTAATAGGTCGTTGTACAGCTAGTGCGCTTAATAGAACACGTAATGTTAGTTCTTCAGGCTTAGCATAATCATCATAACTATATGATATAAACTTTCCCTGTTCTTTAAGATATTCTTCAATCTCTTCCAACATACCATCTTCACAGAAATCATTAACAATTTCTACTAAGGATTTTGCGTCATGCTCATCAGGCTGCTTATCTAAAACATTCGGTGCACGATCTTCATTTTTAATTTCTTTGATCGGACGATTATAAACTAATACATTCGGAATACCGTTTCTTTCTTCCATCATGTTACTCCTGTAAATTACATTGAGAATTGTATAATATCAAAAAATGGATTTATTGTCAACCGCAAAAAAGTTGCTAAAATAGCAACTTTTAAACACCCTGACGTATCACATCTTGAAAACTGCAACGATATTTGTCCCAAAGAGGTCCAATTGGAGTAGAGTTTGCTCTAAGTGTGATTTTTGCAGGGCTTTTCCATTTAAAATACTCATCGTTCGGGATCAACATAAAATATACCTTATGGCTATGTTGTCCCCAAGCACATAAACAAACTCGTAATGTTCCTGTTTTATTTTCATAACCACTTATAGTAGCTTGAACAGTGCCATCAGCAGAATATCTAGATCCACCCCCAAATTTAGCATCAGTCTTATCTAAGAAATCAGAGCCTACATAGTTTGATTGTGAATGACGGCGTGTGAAAGGCATATGCTTTTCTAAAACTTTTTCCCAAAAGGTGCCTCTAGCTGCCTCTTCATTTAGTATTTGTTCCCAAAATAAATCCTTAGCCTCTTTAATAATGTTTCCATACAATGAATCAAATAATTCATGTAAAAATTTTGGTTCAAACTTACCGTTGTGTGTAGGTACAACTGTTATAGGAAGTCTTTTGTTCAATATAGCTGTTGAACTAAGAGCATTATCAATTGTGAAAAAATCTTCATTAAATGTAGTAGTCATCATCATCCTATCTCCGTTCTGCCGTTACCTAATTTTCTTGTTTGCATTTTATATCGTATATCACGTTTTTCGGGATCAGCCCATTCTTGTTCGTATAGTTCCTTCGCTATACCTCTACAAACTGTTTGAAACCAACGATCAACTATGGCATCATCCGTATCGTCTGGTCTGATTTTATATCCTGCACGTATCAAATTAATCACAAACTTATCATTAAAGTCTAACTCAAATACACCATCATTAACGTTATCTGGATTTAGTTCAACCTTAGTTATCGCTATATAAGGTTCGTTATTTGCAGTAGCCTTTTCTTTTTCACTAAGTTCTTTTTTTGGTTTAGGTTCTTTAACCTTTTTAACTTCTGGCTCTGTCTTAGTTTCAGGCTTCTTCGCAAATAAGTTCTTTATCTTGTTTAACATTTTTACTTCCCTCGTATAATTTAAAGCTAGCCATATTCTTAGCCTTGCTCTCGCACATTATATCAAACTGTTCATTAAAAGTCAATGCCCATTCGTTACATGCATTGTTCCAATAGTAGTCGCTGTGCGCACGTAGTTTTTGTTTCTTGTGTCCTTGTTCTAGCAATATATTCATATTAGGTAAAACATTAGGATCATGATTTACTAGAATATCTTCACGGCTGACGCTATAATGCATAGTAGGACGAACACCACGCCAGCTGTCAACCACTCGCTTAACGCTATCGCTAGCTGGATCAATGTATACCCCTTCACGTACCCAATGATGGTGTATGTCAAGCACAATAGGAAGCAAATTACTAAGACTGAGACAATCATCAAGTCCATGTACTATCTCCTCGTTTTCGATAGTAATGCAATTCCTCGCCTCGGGGCTGAGTCTTTCGTAGGCTTTACGAATGCCTTCGGGTCCTTGACGACCACTGATGTGGACATTGATTTTACAGTCCTGGAACGTAGAGCCATAGCCCATCCATCTTGCCATGCTTGCATGATATTCAAACTCCTCTATAGATTTATTTACTACTTCTTCGCGGTCGCTTGCAAGAACTACAAATTGGTCAGGGTGAAAACTAATGCGTACATCATTTGCACGTGCAGTCTCACCTAGTGGTCTGAACCAATATTCTAGTTTATTTTGTACTTCTGTGTCTTGCCAGAATCCTTGCCAATCTTCATGTGTGTAGAAACTTAGCATGTCGCTAGTGATGCGCAACATGCGTAGTTCATTAGGAAGTGTCGCAACCTTTTTGATTAGTGCATGAGTATTCATAATGTTACGGGCAGCAACATCAATTATTTTTTCTTCTGCTACCCTGCGGCTTTGACGATTAGCCCATGCCATAGTAGTACCACCAGTGTTAAGACCCTCGGTACTAGCAATCTCACCCTTCTTGTTAATCTCTGCCCATTTGCAAGCAAAGCCGATACGTTTGATTTTTGGATTAAATGTCATTTATATTTTAACTCAATGTAAGTTTCGTGTTTAGGGTCATCAGTTCTGAGTTGCCATTCTGTTTTAGTACGTCTTACTTCCCACCCATCACCACCGAATGCATGGTGAAAATAATACTGCCTAGGTGATATATTCATAATGCACCAATACTGTATTACACTTATTTTATTGGGTGGAACAACTATCATTATTGAAATTCAAACAAATCATCAAATACATTTGTTTCATTTTTGACAACAGGTACATAATCTTGCTCTTTTGACAATATAGTGTGATTGTCAGTATATAAGACTGTAGCATATTTGGACTTATTTGTCAACACACTACGGACATCATCTATGCAAATAGTTTTTCTGCCCAAATCTTGTATAAAATCTGCGTACACCAAGGTATCGTAGGAAAGAATCTTTGCGGTATTACTATTACTTTGTCTTGGGGTAAACGATTCAAAACAAAGGTTCCATTTATCAAATACTTCTGCTTCTTTCTGCTGATTGTAAAGTAATGTACCTTTATTATACCATTCTTTTGCAGTAGAGAACATATCATATGCATTCAAAACATCTTTGGCCATATCCTTTTTATTTGTTTCAAAAAAGAAATGCCCTTTAAAGTTTTCTGTCCATCGTTGATCTTCTATTACAAAAGTAGGCAATTGAATTTGTTGTTCATAGAAAGCCATACCATAACTCTCTACTGTACTAGGATTGAATGCTACACGACAACTTGTAATAAAGTCTATTTTTTCTTGTCCAATTACACTTACTGCAATCTTATAATCAACATTTAATTCTTTTAACCGTGCTTCAAATTTTTTAGCACCATTTGCATTGGTCATCACTCTTGCAGGAAGCTTAGTCTCCCCGATGAGTTTTAAATACAACTCAGGATTCTTACCTTCTTCCCAACGACCAATGAACAACACGCCCTCACGTTCTACATGATGTTCTTTTAATAAGTCAGGTTCAGTTATTGGTATGGGCAAGTGCCATGCATCATTACCAATTTCTAACTTATTATATTTACTTTGCGTACCTATAAAAATATCATCCATTTCTAATTGCTTACGCATCATTTCATTAACACTATCTAAGAATGGATTGTGTAATGTGTTAGGAAAGATTTGACTCTCTAAATGTGTGTATGCAATGATTTGAATTACATCTTCAAGGCCCATTGTACTTGCAACTTGTACAGTTTCATAAGTATTACAAATTAGTGCATCATATAGATTAGTGCTTAACGCCCTAATAATTGAGTTACGAAAGTTAGCCATTCGTTCATAGCAATAACTATCGCCATACATAAAAATAGCACTGTGGTTTGTATAGCCATATGATTCCTCAGGATAGATGATGTTTGTGTTTAGTGATTTTATAAACTCATTGTCTTGCGGTTTCTTATCAGTAATAATGTCAACTTTAACATTATTTTCTTCCATCAATCTGATAAAACTTTTTGTAAACTGTCCAATACCACCGTGTGGTACTAGTGTTTGATAACTAACTAAAAAACCAATTCGTTTATTATATGTTTTCATTCTTCTGAATTAGGAAAAGGCCATACTGCATTAGGATTTAATTTTGCTGATTCAGCAACTGGTTCTTTTGTTTCTTCTTTGATTTCTTCTCCGTCGGATCCGTATTGTTTACCTTCATTAGGACCATCAAGTCTAGTAAAAACAGGATCACAATCAATAATCATTTCATTATCACCTCGTACCCAACCTTCTTGGTCTTCAAGTTCATAATAACTATTTTCTTCAAAAAATTCTTCTAACCACTCACGTGTTTCTTCATCACAATCATCCATGTAATGTTCTTCCCAACATCCGTCCCATGTTTCTATCAATTCTACATCGTAGCCGCAGTCCCATAAATTGTCACCTACGGAAATTTCTGGAACATTCTCATCTTCAGTTTCACATTCAAATGTTCCCCAACGCCATCCTATTTCAACTATAACAGTATTATCACCTTTATGATAGTATTCTCTTTCAACTATTGATTTTTTCCAACTTGGTTCTATTCGCCATTGTGCCATTTCTTTCTCCTTTAAATTATTGCCGTATTAATTTTAAAATATGATCATCAGTATTACGCCAACGAACTATTATTGGTTCTGGGTAATCATTAATTATTGCTTCACCCCTGTATGCGTATTTTAACCAAATAAGTTTATTTGATAATTCACAACGATGTGGTAACCATGCAAACTGCCAACTCCATACAGCGTTGTCAGCAAAGTATGCATATGGATCCCACGTGTATCTTGTGTCTGGTCCTATCATGTTCCCCACTCGTTTTTAAATAAAGGTACTTGTAATCTATCACTATAACGCAAACCATGTTTCATTGCAAGCTCTGCGACAGTTCTGTTGTTTAATGTATACACACTTTCAACACCACCTACGGGCATCAAGTATACATGACCACCGAATCCTTCTTTCTTGTATAATTCAATAACTTCTAGTGCCTCATCAACATCGTCTTTTGTTGCTACAACAAATTTTAAATAAGTATGACCTAAATCTTCGTACTCTCTAACAATATCAGGGCGAATAGCTTCATCTCTACTCTCTCCACTCACACTTAATTTAGGACTCACGCTAAAAGTTAAATTATGATAACCTTTCTTGTGTGTCCATTTATACAAATACAATTTAAAGTCTGGTTGTAATTTTTGTGTGCCGTTAGTTTCAAAGGTGATATCCTTTAATTTTTTCATTTTAGGCTGCTCTAGTAATTCAGGGTAGCTACGTTGCCATCCTAATAGTGGTTCACCACCTGTAATAACAAGATGTTCATCACGCCATTCTTTGTATGGTAATGAACCAATAATTGCTTCTACAATTACATCTGTATCATACATTGCACTAAGGTCTTTAAATTTGGGATGCCAACTTGCATAACTATCGCACCCTGTGCTTACTAATGGTAATTCATGATAGAATTTAAACTCATTGATGCGTTCTGCAATATTATCTGCTTCAGATGAACATTGACCTTTAGGCATACCGAAACCAGCACATTTAAAATTACAACCATATGTGCGCAGAAAAACTGAGGGCACACCCATAAATCTACCCTCACCTTGAATACTATAAAATAATTCTGCTACTTTAATTTTACTCATATATTTTTGACCATAATTTAAGTTTATCTTTTTTCTGTTGCTTATATAGATCAAGTCTATCCTGATCTAATATCCCCTGTTCTAACAGAATATCTACTAATGCTAGTACATCACCTAATTCCATTTCTAACATTGCTCTGTGAGTGCGGTTCATGTCTGATTTGTAGTGTGCTGTTTCTAATCCAAAACGACGAATTTTACTGGCTTCTACAATAACTTCAGCACATTCTTCTTGTAGAATACCTAATGCTTCTTCGGTTTTATTGTTCATGTTTTTGGTATGTTATATTCACGATTGTATTGTGATTCTATGCTGCCACTTGGGTCAACACCAGGATACTTAATATTGCTTTCTACAGGTAAACCAAATCTTTTACGAATGGTTTGTTTATCTGCTTGACTACCACAACACTCAATGCATTCTTTAATTATTAATTCAGCAAAGATTAAATTGTATTGATCTATCCAATGTTCTACGCTAAGTATACCTTTAGGCACTAATTCTTTTGCCTTGTCAGCAACTTCTTGAATTTTTATATTCATGAGTTATACCCAATCATAAGTTTTTTCAAAAATTTCTCTGTCACAAATATAGAGTTCACCGTCTATACCGCGCATTAGATAATCACCTGGCTTACCTTGTTTGTAATTACCTTCTAATGTGTCTACTCTAAATTCTTCATTAATTTGTGTAGCATGAACTACTATTGGCCTTTTCATGCAACCATTCATGCCTTCTACTTGTTCAAATGTATCAAATGTTTTCATTTATAACTCCAAAATGTTAAGTAATTTTTAATTTTTGTAAAAAAAGTCAACACGGCGATTTTGACTCCATGCTTCTTCATTAGAACCGAATGCTTTAGGTTTGAGAAATCCATATGAATAAGCTTCTAGTTGATTTTCTTTCACTCCATGTAATAACAATAGGACTCTAACAGCGTTTGCTCTTTTTTGACCTAATGCCACATTATACTCTGCACCACCTCGCTCATCTGTATGACCTTCTATAAACACAAAATGATCAGGATTTTTAACAAGAAAGTCGGCATGTTGTTTAATTATAGGTAAAAATTTGTCTTTTACTGTATACTCATCTAAATCAAAATAAATTGAATAGTTCTTAAATAGTTTATTAGGATCGGCTGAATCAGTGATTTTTTCTTTACGTACTTCTATAACAGGTTCATCAATTTTATTTACAATTGCATTTGTATTATTGATGTTGGTGTTTGCGTTACTGTGACTATTTCTCTTTTCAATTGGAGGTGAATTTTGAGTAGTCTTATCTTTAAAACTAGTCAATGAACAAGCACTAAGCAAAAAGGTCATTACAATTAGCTTAATATTCATTCTTCAACTCCAAAATGTTCAGCAATAAATTGTTTAACAGTAATTGCACCCGATGCCTCAACATCACAATCATGAGTCACAAAACTCATCTCCGTAACCTCGCACATACGCATACATTCTCTAACAATCAACTCAGCAAGAAGTTCCATTCTGTGTTGACAATCTTCAGTTATATACTTGTGAAGACCATGGTTAACCATTAGTTCTTTAACTCGCTCGTTCATCTTCAACTCCGAAATGTTGTTTAATAACAAGTTCATGTATATTTGCATTTTTAGCATAAAAAAATCCTTCTGGAATTCTTTCTTGCTCATGCATTAATTTAATGCATTCTTCAATAATTAACTTAGTAAATTTCTTTTGATCTACTTGTGGCACACCTAATATATCATAAGTAGATTCTTTTAATACTTTTTCAAAGTTTTCGTTCATATAAAATCCTTATTATTCACTAGCCCATTTTTCCCAAGGAAACACTATCCAACCAGGATCATTATCCAAATGAACAAACACACCTGTATAGTCAACTGGCAGTTCACTCTTACTTGACCAACGATTATATAATGTCGCTACTCTTACATTGTTATTCCACACACTATCCCATGCACTATGACTAGGTAAACAATTCTGTTGCCAATCCATCTTAATCCAATTTAATGTTGCACCAGTATCATTGATATCATCAACGATTAGTATGTTTTTACGGTAAGAAGGATCAATTTCTGCTCCAAAGACACCTCGTTCTTCAAATGGTACATAACCAATTGCATCTTCAGCCATCCAGCAATTACTTTCAGTATCAGAATTGTCACGCAAACTAACTGCTAATGTATGCATTTTACACTCAAACCAATTGCTTAATAAAACGGCAGGTAATAATCCACCACGGGTGATACCTACAATGTAATCAGGTACCCATTTGTCTTTGCTCATTTGTTTTGCTATGGCTAAGCAATGTGATTCAATTTCTTCATAACTAACTGAAGTTTTCATGAAAATAAATCCTCATTCCATTCACGGTGTCCTTCTCTAAAAGCCATATTACTTTGTGTCTCACGCACTTCTACACGATAACACCAAAGTCTATTTGCTTCCCCTTCTCCCCACATATCAGGAATATACACGCCATTGACATACTTGTAAAGCATATCGGCTAAACCTTCACACCCTAAACGTGGTAATATGGTCAATTTAGCCATTTTCTTTTCTTGTAGTAGTTTAAATGTTTCCAGTTCTGGGTCATCTTGTGCTACAAGTAATGTATGGTCAAACTGATCTTCTAATATCTTTTTTAATTCTTTTAGACCACCGTAGTCTGCTGCCCAATTACGAACATCTAGTTGATCTGTACCAAAATAAAACTTCATACTAAAACTATAACCATGAATTAGATTGCAATGGCTATCCGCACGCCATTGACGATATGCGCATGGAAAACTATCGTGATATTCTTTAGTGCTAGTATATTTGTAACTTCTGAATTTATTAGCATATTTTTGTCTAATACTTTCCAGATGAATTGACGCTTCTTCTGGGCTCATGTTTGCTACATCTATGTAATGTATTGTTTGATTTGCCATTGTTTATGTCTCCTCTATTAGCAAGACATGCAGAATTTAATATAGCGGGATGAATGTCTAAGACCGCTGTCTTTTGTTCCATTTTTCTACTACTTCTTCTACACTATCAGCGAACATCTGTGCAGAACACCCTCCCACTTCTTCAGCACAGTTTACTGACCAAATAGTTTTTTGTCTATTGTATGGGTAAACTGTTTCATGCCAAAAATCTTGTTGATTTAAGTCATTACCACAGAAGGGGCAAGGCTTTAACTTCATTATTTACCATTTTTGTTTTTGTTCTTGTGCTTCTGCAACACGTTTGCGTAAATTACTGGAACTAAAACTATGGTCACGACCATTATAAATTATTTCTATACCTTTTATTTGACATGCTGCATCACCAGTAAATTCTTTACCTTTGTATTCAACACCTAGTATACGCACATCAATGGGTAATGTCAACAATATATCTATCAAATCCTGTTCAGTTTGATACACAACTACCTCATCAACGAATCTACATGCTGATAATTGTATTTGTCTTTCAACGATACTTTGAACTGGTTTATTTTTTGTTTCTGGTCTATCTATAGTAGGATCAGTTTGCAATCCTGCAATCAAATAATCACAATGATTTTTTGCTTCTGCAAGCATAGCAATATGTCCTGCATGTAGTAAATCAAATGTACTAAATGTAATACCTATTTTTACGCCTTTAGATTTAAGGTCTTTTATCTTGTCGAATATCATCTTTATCTTTCCTTAAAGGACAATCACATTTGTATCTGCCTTGTAGGCAGCTACCAGTGCAACCTGGTAAGTTCATAAACAATACTATAAAACCACAAAAAACTAGAAAGGTTAATATAGTAATTGCAATGATCATGATTTACCCATTCTAGCAATGCTTAAGAATTCATTTCTCGCTGCTGGATCAGATTTAAATCCACCACCTAAGCGAACTGTAACAGTAGAACTACCTGTATCCTCAACACCTCTTGAACGCACACAGTAATGTTGTGCGTCAATCATAACAGCAACATCCTCTGTTTCAAGTATGAAACAAAGTGCATGGAAAATTTGTTCAGTCAACCGTTCTTGTATTTGTGGTCGTTTACTAAAATATTCTACAATGCGATTGATTTTACTTAGGCCTAATACTTTTTGTTTAGGTACATATGCTACTGTAGCAAGCCCGTCAATAACTACAAAGTGATGTTCACAATTACTTTGTACGTTGACATTACGCTCAACTACCATTTCATTGTACTTCATTTTGTTGTCAACTGTTGTACATTTAGGGAATGCCTCGTAATCTAAGCCCCAAAAGATTTCGTTGACATACATCCGGGCTACCCTAGTAGGCGTTTCAATTAAACTATCATCACTCATATCTAACCCTAAGGTTTTCATGATCTGATGAAAGTAACCCTCAATAGCTTCAATTTTTTGTTTGCGTTCCCAATTATTAGGTTTCATAGGAGTTTCAACTCCCATTTTTACTAGATATTCATGAACTTTTTGACCCAGTTCTGGATCGGTTTTAGTTTTGTTATAACTCATTTTGATTTCCTTCCTTACACGGATTAAATTTTTGAAATTTGCAACCTTTGTGTTGCATAATTATTTAGCTTAGTTATTATAGAAAGTTTTTTTCATATAATTATAAGTGCTTGTTACTATTGTTTCCAAATCACTATGTTCTGGCATCCAACCTGTATCTTCTATAAACTTTAATGGATTAGCTATAAGTTCATCAGGATCACCTTGCTGTCTGTCACTATATGATATATGCACTGGTACTTTGTTATGTTCTACAAAAGAATGAACAATTTCTAGATTACTATATCCTGTACCAGTTCCTAAATTATATGCTTCAAAGTCACCATCTTCAAACTGATCACTTAGTTCAACAGCCATCAAATGTGCTTTTGCGATATCCATAACGTGTAAATAGTCACGCACACAAGTTCCATCATCTGTATTATAATCATTTCCGTTTAATAAAAACGGTTTACCAGACAACGCTGCTGTCGCTACTCTGGGTACAATATGTGTATCATCTTTTCTGTTACCTAACTCGCCGTCTAAGTCACAGCCTGTTGCATTAAAATATCGTAATGCTATTGCCTTCATACCATAAGCAATGCAGAAGTCATTTATAATCTGTTCACCCATTAACTTACTGCGACCATATGGGCTTACGGGTTCTTTATTGTCTGATTCGGAGATAGGAACAGTGTTATTGTTACCATATATTGATGCACTGCTAGAAAAGATTAATGAACCATCCCAGTTAGGATATTGTTCTTTTAGTGCATACAATGTATTATTCAATTTTTTTACATTGTTGTAATAATACTTGTAAGGATCACGAACACTAGGACCAACTAATGAACTACCTGCACAATGCACTATTGCGTCAACATTGTTAGTGCCTGCTAAGAAAGGTAGCAATTCTTCATAGTCATGCATGTGATTTTGGTCAAGATATTTCAGTACATTATCTTCGCAATGGTCTAATGTATAATGATGATCAAGTCCAATGACAAAGTAGCCATTCTGCTTAAATAATTTAGCAGTATGGCTACCTATAAAACCATGTGCACCTGTAATTAATACTTTCTTCATTTAAGAAAAGTGTTTGTTTAATACTTCTAATTTATCTTCATACTCAGCAATAATAGCAATTTCTTGTTCTACTGCTGACATCCAATCAGTATGATCATGAATACCCATTGGTTTCTTAAGCATAATTTCTATATTCATCTTATGTTTCATAACGTTTGCAGAAAAATATACTCGTAGTGTTTCAATCATTTGTTCTCTCATAACTTCTCCTTAAAATTTAGTTTCACTTACGTGCTTGCGATAATCAGTATCCATTCTTAAATACTTTTCACCTTGTCCAGTTATTATATCACAAATACGATCAATTGTCTTGTCATTATAATCACTTATTTTTCCCATATTAACATGTGGGTGTTTTAACAATTTAAATAATTTATTAAGTGCATCATTTATAGACCAAGGAATGTAAAGGCGTTCCGAGTCATTGGCGAATGTTTCAGGAAAGCTACGATAAGCAGGATATAAAACATTACAGCCAAGAGCATCGGCTTCACTGACTGTGTTTGATACCCAGTCTTGTAATGCGCAATTAAATAAAACACGGCTATCAGCAAGGAGGGCATAGTAATCATCCTTTTCTAAATCTTCATAAACAACTAGTTTGCCTTCATCTACTAGTCGCTTTGTTCTTTCCATATAACTACTGTTGTTTGATTTTAGTTTGCTACCACTGAATACTGCAAATTCAATTTCATGTTGTTCATAACCTTCCCAATATGCCATCTTACTAAGACGATGAAATTCTTCAATAAGATCCATATAGAAGTCAGGTTGTTTTTCTTGATCCCAACGTGCAGCAAAACCAACTCTGAGTTTTCTTTGATAAAATGGTTTTAGTTCTTTTACTCTACTTTGAAC